AGCGCACCGCCTATGCTGGTTGCTCCTACAACTGCTAAAGTATTAGCAGATACGTGATTAGAGAAAGTAGCAGATACACCGGACAGCGCACCGCCTATACTGGTTGCTCCTACAACAGCTAAACTGTTTACGGATACATGATTGGTAAAAGCAGCAGAGACACCCGTAAGCGCACCTCCTACACTGACATCTATAAAGGCAGGACTTGCACTAACGTAAACAGCTTTGTCAGCCGGATAAGTAACAAAGACATCCTTTGTTCCGGCAGAAAATACTACAGCGGCATCACTGTTTGTGGAAGAAAGAACAGTTGTTCTGGCTAGAGTTGTTCCACTTGCAGTGTACGTTCCAATTCCTACTTCCCACTCATCAGCAGATTGGTGGACAATGGCATAATAAGTAGTATTGGTATTTCCAATAGCACTGAAAGCTTCAAAACCTGAAACGGCTCCCAACAGTGTAACGGTTCCGTTTCCAGTAGTCGTTGTCGTTTCTTTTACCCGATCTTTAATTACGAAAGCCATAGTATAAGACTGCCTTTCTTTTTAATTTAATCGGATAACAGCACTAGCACTTGTCGCAGAAGGTACAACCAGTTTAAACTCACCGTTTGTTGCCGATTTTTCACCACCGAAGTCATACACCGCAATAACACTTTTACTTGAATGAGTGTCGTTATATATGATACATCCATTGGCAGCAAAGGTTGCGTCTGCCCAGCTTACATCCGCAAAGTCTACAACTCCTGAAGAACTTACTTGTGTCACGGTTACACTGGCAAGTGTATTTCCACCTGTTGTGTATCCGTTACCGCTTGCCAGTTCTCCGCTGATACTTGTGTATGTATTCGGATCACCTGCTGAAACATTCTGAGAAGACGAAACCAACGCCACTTTAATAGTGTCGGTATTAAGATCGTGTTCTCCTAACATCACTGCCTGTTTGAATATATTGTTTACGCCTGTTGTAATTGCCATTGACTATAGTTCCTTTTATGTCGTTCCTGATACAAATTGAGCAAAGAAGTTTGGAATAGCTGTAGAATCAGCCGGGGTCCACGTACTGCTTACATACGGTAAAGCTGCTTCAGGTCTAGCATCTTTAAGTATAGCTCGTGCGCGAATACGGGGAGATTTGTTTTGCGGATGATTTTTAAGATTATAATTTCCGTCACTTTCACCCGGTCCAACAACAAACCCAGTTGACTCTTTTATCCGTTGTTCATACGGAAATCTGAATCCACTTTTATCACTTATAAACCATGCTCGTACCATACTATATTACACCCTTATGTGAATCTTAGAGAAGGCTTGATAAGGAGAGCAGCCCGTTCTTTATCTTCTGCCATAGCATTGTTAAGAAGACTTTCGTATTCCGTCTTTAAAGCAAGCATCCGTTCTGCTGAAATACCCATTCTTTTAAATCCTACGTAGTAAGCAAGTCCCATAGATAAAGCAGGAAGAAATCTGTACGGAACGTCAGCATCATCTATTGACTGATTAAAATCAAAAAACCGTCGTACCGTATGCATTCGGACAATATCAGTACTGTTTTCAGGAGTAGGCCAAATCAAAAGTGTTATGTTGTCCCTTCCTTTTATAGTCGCAAACTGAAGAGAGCGTCCTGTTACAGTTTTGTCAGGAATTTGAAGATACTCTTCCGCACTAATCCGTGTCATTGAAATATCAGCATTATCTCTACGGCTTACAGCTTCCGTTACTGCCATAACACTATCTGCTAGTTCATACTGTTCTGTTCCTGAAACAAGAGCTTGATTAGTGAAACCCGTAGTCCAAAGAAGAATACCCCGATTTTGCCAATCACTTAACAAAAGATTAAGAGATCGTCGTGCAGTTATACCGTCATTACCCACAAAAGGAGGACCACCCAGATGCTCGTAAGCTTCTGCTATGATTTCGTCAATATCCAGATTAAAAGTTTGACTTGTAGAAACTGCCATTCTTATTCCATATCTGTAGTTGCGTCACCCCAATCAGGACGACAGTTACAATCATCACATTTACACATAACAGACTGCCCTTCACTATTTTTAGAAGCAACAGAACACATCATATCACAGTGACATGTATGTTCACAGTGAATACATGTACTGCCCATTATTTAAGAACCTACTGTTTTAATACGGTGAGATGCTTTATCAATGTAATTTGAAAAAGTCTTATCCATAATAAAAGGAAAGACACCGTGTATAAGCATTACGATACATATTCCAACTGAACGTATGCTTTCAAACCACGCAAACTTTAAATGGGAAAGATATTTTAAATGTACATCTTTAGGATGTGAAAAGTTAAACATGTACTTTATCCTAACAAGAACGTAGCAAAAGCACCGCTTGGAAGAGTTACATGTAATTTATCTTTTACTCTAATTCCTAAATCAGGTACATATACATCTGAACTACTGCTAACACCTAAAGTCTGTTGATAGATAATAGTTCCACTTGCTGTCCCATTACGCACCACCATATCTCCTTTAGCTGCTGCTGTTCCCCAGCTTACCCCTCTAATTCGTGTAGGATAGTCTGTAGCAGTAGCTGTAGCAGATACGAAGACTGCATTAATAGCTGTACTCATTTCGTTGATCCCTTAATTGAATTACCTATGTTCTATAATAAAAGAGGGATGCCGTTTTAACAAGCATCCCCCTTGTAGAAGTTAGGTTAAATTAAAGATCTTATGAAGATCCAGAATTACCATAAAAACCACGCCAATCGGACCAACCAAAGCTGTACCGTTCACGAGCTTTGAAACGAAGATTACCAGTGTCGAAATCTGGCTCCATCTTAGTTCCAAGCGGTGCGCGAATGAACATCTTGGTTCCGTTAGGCACGTCCGTTTTAATGAACCATGCATTAGTATCAGTGAACCGATGGTTAACAAAGTCACCTTTCGGAATCACACCCATACTTCTAACGGCATTGATGTCGTTTGTATTTGTCACCCCTTCCGCCTGATCAGTCGGAGTTCCTGCTATATTATTACCATAAATAACAGTTGTGGTTGACAAAGTTGATTTGAGGATCTTTTGCGCTACAAACTGTAGATCCGGTGGAATATGCAAGGAAACTGGCATTGCCCCAATCAGAATGGCACGATCATCTTTGGCCTTTTGAATGGTTATTGCCGCTGTTTCCAATGAAGCTTCCGCGAGATCAGCGTCCGTCAAATCATTGCTTTGGTTTCCACCAGCAGCAACAGGGTGAGCAGCGGAGAAAAGTACTACTCCGTCACCACCAAGACCACTTGTGAAACCGTTGTTGAAGATAGCCGCTGCTTTAGTTTGTTTAGTAGCAGCCATAGACCTTGCAAGAGCTTTTGCTCTAATCTTAGCAAAAGTGTCATACAAGTTATCTTCCATCGCCTCTTCCGTAACAGCAAATGCCAACGCAATTGTTTCATGCGTGTAGCGAGATGCCCAGCTTTCACTGGCACTTTCGTAAGAGACAGCCGAACCTTCAGGTTTTACCGGAGCTTCCCCGAAAGCAGTCATCAAGACTTCTTCTTCAAAGGCCCGATCAGAGTTCTCAATCTCAAAGAGCGGCTTCTGCTCTTCATCAATTGAGCCGTACTCCAACCCAAAGATAGCGTTTAAGCCGGGAAGAAGTTGTTTGCCAATACTAGCTCTATTAATAGCCATTTAACATTCCTCCCTTAGTTCGCAACGGAAACAGATAAATCAAGATGATTTGAAATGCGAACAAGTACACGTGGATTAGCATCGCCAAATGCGTTACTTGGAACCTGATACAAACCTACGATACGTAGTGGGTTTGAAAGAGAAGTTCTTGAAGTAACCTGCACTGACCAAGCTGATTGTCCGGTGTACGTACTACCTGCTGAAATTTCAACAAAGTAGTTTGCACTTTCTACATCAGTCTGACTTACTGTTGCGTTACATTGGATTTGGTAGATAGCAGATGGATCGTCCATTACATGAGCGATCACCGTACTGTCTCCCGATGAAGTACCAGACGGCCAGTAGTTCGACCATGTGGGTTGATTTGAATTAGGATCTACATAATTGCAGCCCTGAAAAACCCCGATTGGACGATCTGCTGTTACTGATACTGGTTGGATATATCCAGCACTAACTTTGACAAGATCACCACGAAAGATATTATCCGCGTAAGTATTCGCTATTTGATACTCACTCGTACCCATCGTATTGTAACCGCTGCCGCGTTTTCGTACTGGAGTTAAACCATTAAAAGATGCTGCGAGAGCCATTAATGATTACCCCTTTCTCAGTAGTAAAGTTTAACATTTAGGCATCGAATCTGGCTCTTTGACCAGTAGACACCCGTGATTTGCTTGAATCCGTAACAGGCATTCTACGATCTGGATGGTCGCCGTGCAATCTGTTGGAAATAGCTTGTTCCATTTGATCTGTTCTTTTTTGAACAGCTTCTGTCATAGCTTGTGCATATTCGATGGGTTGTTTAGCGAGGGCCACGTCACCTCGTAGTATGCATCCCGTCATTCTTCCATCTTCCTGTACTCTAAATCCAGAAGATAATTCAGGACATTCTTCAGCCATAACAAATTTCCAGCCTTCCCTTTCTTTACGTCCGATATTCTGGTAGTCATCCTGACCATCCAGCATTACACGAACCCAACGTAAAACATATCCTTCAGAGCGATACTTGTCTTTAACACTCTGAGGAATTTTGAGCCAATCGTTATCTTCTATAGCTTCGAGGATTGCCTCACGAGATAAGCCTTCTCTTTCCTCCTGCGCCCGTGTCGTATTACGGGAAGCAGTTTCAGATTGTATTGAACTTTCGTCCATTTCGTTTTCTACCGTATTTACTTCTTCAACCATTTTTTATCTCCGCACACTTTTGTTAAACTACAGTCGTATAATCGCCATCAGCTTTATCTGCTTTCGCTTTCTCGGCTGCGTACTTTTCAAGAGGTATACTCCACTTTTTAGCTAAACGAATATCTTCCGAAGTAAGCTTAACTTTTTTAGAGGCAGGAGAGCGCGATCTTCCTGCTACCACTTGACGAGGCTTTGACGGAGTAGCCTCTTCCGAATCTTTTTCAGGCAGTTCTTCACGTAAACGAATATCTACCTTTTCATAAAAAGAAGGATCACTTGGATCTTCTCCTTGTTCTTTTAATTCTGCATCTATAGAAAGCGCAACTGCTGTGCGTGTTCTATTCTTACCAAACCATTTATTCTTCTCTGCCCACTCTTGAGCTAATGGATCTATACTAGCAGTTTCACTATTCTCATATTGAGTCTTACGTCTTTGCTGCTCATTTGAGTATTCTTCTGCTTGTTGTTTTATCCATCCTTTCTGTTGATCAAGAAGTTTTAAATCTGTTTTAGCTTCTGAAAGTTCTTCTTGAGCTTCAAGAACTCCATCTTTATTACCTGATTCATAAGCGTCTTTAAACTTAGTACGGGCGTTTTCAAGTCTTGAAGAAATTTCTCCTTCTTTCGCTGAAGCCAAAGCATCATCATAATCAAATTTTAACTTCCCAACTTCTGACATCTGATAACGAAGTTGGTTTAATTCTGCTCTTGCTTTACCTAATTCTTCATCACGTTCTTTTCTTTGTTTAATTAACTGACGAATGCGTTTTTCAGCACCCTTTGTTTCTATACCTTCTAGTTCCGGTTCGTCCTTCTCTTGATCCTCTTTCTCTCCTTGAACCGCTTCAATAACTTCAGCGGCAGGAGATACATCTTCCGAAACAGGTGTTTCAATTTCAATCTCTTCCTTACTGTCAGTTGGTTGATCAGATACTTCAATCTCTGTCCAACCTCCTTTATCTTCTTCTTCAGCCATTTTACCTTTTCTCCGCAGTTGCGACTTCTACGTTCACGCTACCAATGAATACATTGGATCTACTTCTGATGGATCAGTTATTCTCATTATGACCTGATCAT